ACTGGTTGGCATGTAGGTTCTACGGAATTGATCTCTGTGGTCAACCAGTTGCTTGTTGCTAAAATTTGCTTGTCCAATACCACTGATAACCAATCTATAAAGATTGTTGTATTCCTGCTCAAAATTCAATATTTGAGTATTTAGGCCAGTAAACCAGTAATTGTAACTTTTGTGACTGCCACGATATTGACTGTCTGGAAAATATTGACTGGCAGATTGATTGATAGCATACGGACTTATCAAGTATCTCATAGTGTAAGCATAATCATGCCTGATATGGTCATAGCCCAGTGGTGTAGCCGAAACTGATATTTTATACCAAGCAGTACTGTTAGTTGATGATGGATTAGGCTTGCACTGGCCGTTTTTGTCAATAATTTGTGATTGTTGATTGGTTATATAAGTGCTGCTACGCATGATCTGATCAATCAACTGTACTACCTGAGTTCCAGCAGTAACTTGCCAACCTTGTGTGTTGTAGTCTATGGAATTGGTTGACGGATTTAGTACGCTGGCCGCAGTATTGTTATTTTGCATGGGGGCTGTTTGCGCATTTGTTTGCCCTTGTTTTTTCATCTGGCTGGCGGCCAAGTCAGGCGGTGCAAATTCTATAACATACTGATCTGCTAGTTCTTGTTTGTTGGCTTTGACTAGATCTTGCTGATGTTGATTCAATGCATTTACTAGACTGGCAGTTATTTCATTGGTTTTTATCTGAGCTGCAGGGGCTTTGGGCGGTGGCGTGGACGGATTGGCACTAACAGATGCAGTGGCTCTGTCTACCACTCTTGATAATAGTCCTGAATTAAGTGTGGTGGCCATAGGTTAAAAATTAAAATTAATTCCTGTACTGGTATCAACACCATTGGTCACTGCCAGTGTTAGATCTTTTAATACATTATTGACAGAAGCAGCAGCTGGAGATGTTCCAGTTATATTTGTGGGATTTGGTTTGGCAACTCTTGCTCCAGGATCAGCAGTGTTGGTTTGAGTAGTGACCGGAGTGCCAACCAACATCTGTCCTACTGTACTACCTACAATATTAAAGTTAAATGGAATGCTTCCACGATCTGTTCCAATATTATAAAAGTGCGCTTGAGGTTTTCCAAGTATCTCATACTCAATTTGTTTGTTGGCCATACGATATTTTAAATTTGCTATCACAAATGGATAGTACTTTTCTATCACTGCCCGCGGATCATTCTTGGAGGGTACACCATTGGGACTATAGGAACCAACTGCAGGTGCAACTAGATTACCTTGCTGATCATATCCATAAAAATGTATGATCATGCAATAATGAGCCATGGGATAGTTGGGATTTTGAATAGCTATAGTAGCATTTGTAGTATTGGTAGGACCAGTGGCCACTGGTTGTGGTTGTTTGTACAAGGTAGACACTGCTTTGTATAGATTGTTGATCAAGCTTATGCCATTGGGTTCAACAACTTTGAATCTTATGTCTGTGGCACTGTGACACAGTCCAGTGCCACCCAATGGAATCAAAGTTGTTATTTCTAAATCGTCCATGTAGTAGTCATAGGGGAAAAATTGACTACGTCCGCCCGCCAGTGCAGTGGCAGCAGAAGCAGCAGGATTATCAGCATAAAGGTCCTGTCCCACTGTGGGACTGGTGGCTGCACCACCGCTCTGCATCAACAACGACCATTGTGATGAATTTTTTACACCATTTTGAAACTCAGTATATTGTTGTGGTGTTAACAGATACCAAGAAAGCGCATAGGTATAACTGGCATACTGATCCAGTTGATTTTGTTGAGTGGGTATTACTCCAGTAAATGTTTGTGTCAATACTTGTTGAGTATTTGTTATGGGATTGCCATTGGAACCAGCAGGATTATCATCTGCTTGACGTAGCGGATTGTTTATACCAGTTCCCGATCCTGCTCCAGGTAATTGTCCAGCAGCATAGAGCTGTCCCTGGATGCCAGCAGCAGATGCTTGACTACCGGCCTGATTCAACAGACCAAATGTGCCTGTTTCAGCCGCAGTGTTAACAGGATTACCGTTTTGATCCAGTATTCCAAAAGTGCCACTGCCTAACACTCCATTTGATCCTGCATTTATGTTGGGATCATAAGGAGGAGTAGCCTGGGTTTGAGATATAGATTTCAATGGATCGTTGGTGCCTACTTCCTGATTGATAGGTACAATCTGTCCATTGACCACAGTTGTGCTAGGGGCATTTTGTCCCAGTTCAATGGATTGTGCTGGTGGTGTAGTGGCCTGACCTGCTGGTAAAATTCTGCCATCCAGTGTTAAAACTGTGCGTGGTTGAGTCGGATCTTGATCAAGAGCACCATCGTCTTTGGCAGCTTGTTGATTGGCTGCTATTTCTCCGGAACTGGCTGGTGCTTCATTGGCAATTGGTCTTTGTGCATTGGCAATGGCTGCATTCAGCCCGTCAACATCCAAGTTATTCAATGCTGCTAAAAAAGCAGGATTATTTTGAGCTGCTCCGTTGCCTTTTTGTGCATCAATTGATGCTTGCGTCACCGGGACAGGCAGTGTGCCCACAGCGTATTTGTCGTTGCCAAACTGGTATTGTAGTGTCCCTGAATTTGACCAAGTAAAATTAAATCCGCCATAGAAAAAAGGTGACGACATGTCAGAATCCCAGTGCTGATTTCAGTGTGGCAATTTTTGGCAAATATATAGCAACACCTGCTGCAAAATCCAAAGGGGGTGCTTGTAAAGTATTGGGATTGCGCTGATAAAATACCCACCACAGTCTTGAATCATTGTATAAATCAAAGGCCAAAAGATCCGGACGATACTGATAAGTCATGTTGAGGCGAAACAAGATGTCGTCTGGTTGCTTGGGTATGGGTCTATTGACCATGGTGTCAAGAAAAAATTGACTATACCCAGTGAGATAATAAGGACTTGTTGAATCGTACGCAGCCATTACCAAAATCCTCCATTTAGCAAAGCACCACTGGCGTAATCTTGCATGTTGAAATTTTGACTGACCTGTTGACGACTTTGCACAGGCAGCAAAGAAATAGAAATTTCCATTTTAGTTGGAACATATGTGGGGGAATTCAACAAGTCAGCGGTGTTTGGTGCCGGATTTGGTGTTGCAGTTGCTCCCGGTAACAAACCGTTGTTGGCCAACCTATCGCTGCTGGTTGACCCATTGGTGGGCACTGTGCTTTGTTTGATCTGTTGATTTTGTTGATTGATATTCAGATTGCTATTACTGAGAGCTCGAATATAATCAACATCCGAAGGCAAGGCATATGTAAAATTTGTAACTACACAAGGATGTTGTGAAAATTGATAACTTCCTAGCCCAGTGAGGAAAACCAATGGCGGAGGCGAGCCTCTCAAAGGATCATTGGCACCATAAAACATTTTTGTAACAGATCGAAAAAAATGTATCACTGCTAGCAAATAATTGGCTTCGTTGGTATTTTGAGCAGTAAATTGAGCCCGCATACTAACTTGATCTACATAACTGTTTTGATAAAAATATCCACGATAGTTTGAATGAGTAAGATCGTAATTACTGTAGGTCGCACGATAAGATGTATCTATAGTGGGCATATAAGGAAATATCACACCACTGGTCACGGCCAGTGGTGCAAGAATGCCCGGGGCAGGCGCCTTGTACAAATAATTTGCATTTGGGGCCAGACTCAGTTTGACTCGCCAGTCGCCGTAGTTCACTGCTCGTTGTTGTGCAGCTATGGTTTGTTGTTGCTGGGCCAAGGCCAGGGTAGCTTGTTGTTGAATGGCAGCCAGTTGGGCATCTGAATTTACAGGTGCAGTGCTCAACAGTGAACTTACACTACCAATTGATGCTTGTTGTGCTGAAGTTATTCCAAATGCATTTGTGGCACTGGTATTAGTTCTACTTGATGTGTTTATCTGAGATGCTGGCACGCTACTGCCAGTGCCAGCAGGTACTTGAGGATTAGCATTAGGATCAACTGCACCTGCTGACGCAGTGCCAGTGGCCTGTGCTTCAACGTTTGCTAACCCTTGTTGTTGTTGGACTAAATCAGCCTGTGCATTGGCTATATTTTGATTGGCAATAGCAATGTTAGCTTGGTTGGTATCTATTGTGGTTTGAGCTTCGTCGATATTATTTTGTATGTCCTGAACAGCAGCAGGATCAAGATTGGGATCAGCCAAGTTGGCTTGATCAGTTTCAATTGTGGCCTGTGCTGAATTAATTTCTTGTTGATAGGTAGCCAGTGCCGCGGTATTTTCGTCAATGGTATTTTGATCAGTCTGAATATTCTCATTGTACTGAGCAATTGCTTGTACTTGTGCGTCAGTCGCTATATTTGATGCTGTGGCCATGTACATATTTACCAGTAAAATAATCGGCTATGATAATGATCAAGGTTGACAACCTGAGTTTTTGTGCTACAATAAATATACATATGTAGGAGAATACCCAGTGGCAGAAACTATTGCTAGAACCCCAGCCAAAGTTAATTATCTCAACAATAGAGATATTCTCAAAGAAATTCATTCAAGTAAAAATACATATTGCACATTCCGTGATCCTAAGTTGGATCACCAGTACGATATTATTTTGCCAGCAGTGAACAAAATCAATCAAAAAACTGTGGCCGAAGCTCGCCGCAATCGTGCAGATAGATTAAAACGCGAAGGTATCATTGTGGATCCCAAAAAAATTGCCAACACTGATCTTGTGTTTAGAATAACTTGTTGGGAACACATTCCTATGGCTCCTAAAAAGATTACCAAAGCCGAAGCTAAAAAACAAAAGCTACAGGATATTTTTGAATTGGAGATAGAAGATGAAGATCCCCTAGCAGACCTTGTAGAAGTGCCTGTGCTAGATCCCAAACACGTTAGATTGAATTTTCCTCCGTTCTATCACTATCGTATAGACGAGAACAAGGTACCGTATTTGGTAGGTAAAAGTCACTGGAAAGGTGATTTAGAAACAGGCGAGTTTTCAAGAGATCACGGCGAAATGACTCGCAAGTTGGCCACCATGTTTATGAAGTTGTGCGAGCGTTATGCCACAAGATCAAACTGGAGAGGATACACATACAATGAAGAAATGCGCGGACAAGCCTTGCTACAGCTCAGTCAAATTGGACTGCAATTTGACGAATCAAAATCGCAGAACCCTTTTGCGTATTATACTGCCGCTATCACTAATAGCTTTACTCGTATCTTGAATTTGGAAAAGAAAAACCAAAATATCAGAGACGATATTTTAGAAATGAACGGACTTAATCCTTCATGGACTCGACAAAATGCCGGTAAACATTCTATGGTAGCATTGTCCGGACCAGTTTACTCCAGCCTTGACGATGTAGTATAATAGCTCAATGAGTCTATTTAAAAAAGTTGCAGTTTGCACAGATATACATTTTGGGTTGAAATCAAACAGTCTTGTACACAATCAAGACTGTAGTGATTTTATTGATTGGTTTATTAGCACCGCACGAGCCAATGGCTGCGAAACTGGTATGTTTTTGGGCGATTGGAGCCATCATCGTGCCAGTATAAACATGCAGACTTTGCAGTACAGTTTGAAAAGTCTGGAAAAACTGTCAGCAGCATTTGACCGTTTTTATTTTATTCCTGGCAACCATGACTTGTATTATCGTGATCGCAGAGATATCTATAGCACAGAATGGGCTCGCCATATACCCAATATACAAGTAGTCAATGATTGGTTTACTGACGGTGATGTTACAATTGCTCCATGGTTGGTTGGCGATGATTACAAGCGAGTGCCAAAGTTGAAATCCAAGTATGTGTTTGGTCATTTTGAACTGCCGCATTTTAAAATGAACGCCATGGTTGAAATGCCAGATCATGGCGAAATTTCAGCCGACGACTTTGGCGGAGCGGACAAGGTTTTCAGCGGACATTTCCATCTGAGACAACAAAGAAAAAATGTCAACTACATTGGCAACTGTTTTCCGCACAACTATGCCGATGCTGGCGATAGCAACCGCGGCATGATGATTCTGGGTTGGGGAGCTGAGCCAGAATACCATGCCTGGCCGGCACAGCCGTTGTATCGTGTGACCAAGTTGAGTTCTTTGATTGATAATGCTGACACCATATTGACTGCTGGCATGCATGTTCGTGTAGAACTTGATATTGGTATCAGCTACGAAGAAGCATCCATGATCAAGGACACATTTATAAAAAATTATAGTTTGCGGGAAATGAGTTTGATTCCAATTAAAAATAATTCCGTAGAGTCTGATATGGCCCCAGGTGATATTAAATTTGAATCTGTGGATCAAATTGTCACTGATCAATTAACCAACATCGAAAGTGATTTTTTTGACCCTAGACTGCTGTTAAAAATATATCAGAATTTATAATTTCATGTTAAAAATAAAAAATCTCACAGTAAGAAATTTTATGAGTGTGGGCAATTCTACACAAGCTATAGATTTTGATCGCCAAGATCTCACGTTGGTTTTGGGCGAAAATTTAGATCTCGGCGGAGATGGTTCGCGCAATGGCACAGGCAAGACCACAATTATAAATGCATTAAGTTATGCCTTGTATGGCAATGCTTTGAGCAACATTCGCAAGGACAATCTTGTAAACAAGACCAATACCAAGAACATGTTGGTCAGTTTGGAATTCAATATAGCTGATCAAAGTTATCGAATTGAACGAGGTCGCAAACCCAATGTTTTAAAATTCTATGTTAATAATCGGGAGCAACAAGCTGCAGACGATGCCAGTCAAGGCGATTCACGAGAAACACAAGATGCTATAGAGTCTTTGTTGGGCATGAGCCATGAAATGTTCAAACACATCATGGCTTTGAACACTTATACTGAACCTTTTTTGAGTTTGAAGGCAAATGATCAAAGAACTATCATTGAGCAGTTGTTGGGTATCACCATGCTCAGTGAGCGGGCAGATCGTATCAAAGAGCTCAATCGAGAAACCAAAGATGCAATAACTCAAGAAGAATTTCGTATTCGAGCAATTAGCGAAGCAAACAAACGAATTGAAGAACAAATAGAAGCAGTAAAACGCAGACAAACTTTATGGACTGCCAAACACAACGAAGACATTGTTAATCTTGGCAATGCCTTAGACGCATTGAAACAAATTGATATCGATGATGAAATTCAAGCTCACAAAAATCATAAGCTATGGGATCAAAAACGCAGGGATATTAATGATCTAGCCAGTACCATAAGCCGTGTAAAATTAGACTTGGGTAGAGAACAAAAAAATATTGCCAAGTTGATTAAAGATATAGCTGCCTTGGAAAATCATACTTGTCATGCTTGCGGACAGGATCTTCATGATTCCAAACACGAAGAAGTCTTGGCAGGCAAACAACAAGATTTAACCACTGCGCAGACCAATGCCCACACACATGCCACTGACTTGGCTAATTTTGAAGCTGTTCACAAAGCATTGGGTATTTTAGGACAACCTCCCAAAATGTTTTATGATCGAGAAGAAGATGCTATTCAACATCGTGCTACTTTAGAAAATTTACAAAAACAAATTGTGGGCAAGACCGCAGAAGTAGATCCATACGGTGAACAGATTACTGAAATGCAAGGTCAAGCTCTGCAAATCATTGATTATAACACACTCAATGAACTGACTAGATTGCAAGAACATCAAGACTTTTTGCTCAAACTGTTGACCAGCAAAGACAGTTTTATTCGCAAAAAAATCATTGAACAAAATTTAAGTTATCTCAATGCCAGACTCACACACTATCTAGATCGTATTGGGCTCCCCCATACTGTGGTATTTCAAAATGATCTCACTGTCAGTATTGAAGAACTAGGACGCGAATTAGACTTTGATAATTTGTCTCGAGGCGAACGCAATAGATTGATATTGAGCATGAGTTGGGCCTTTAGAGATGTGTGGGAAAGCTTGTATCATCCTATTAATATTTTGTTTATTGACGAAATGATTGATAATGGGTTAGATACCCAGGGCGTTGAAAATGCACTGGCTTTGCTGAAGAAGATGAGTCGCGAACGACAAAAATCAGTCTGGCTGGTTAGTCACAGAGACGAACTGGCAGGACGTGTGGAAAACATACTTAAAGTTGTCAAAGAAAACGGCTTTACAAGCTACAACACAGATATAGAACTGTCATAATTAAAATATAAAATAATATATTTTGCCTATGACATGGTACTACCAAAACAATCCCATTGAATCACTGCCAGAAGATTGTGTGGGATTTGTTTATTTGATCACAAACAATCTTTCCAATCGCAAGTATATTGGTAAAAAATTGGCAAAATTTTCCAAAATAACTTATAAAACAGTCAAACAAAAAAATGGTGTCAAAAAAAAGAAAAAAATACGCTCCAAGATAGATAGCGACTGGCGAGACTACTACGGATCCAGTCCTGAATTAACCGCCGACATAGTCAAATACGGTGCTGAAAATTTTTCTAGAGAAATTTTGTTTTATTGTACAAGCAAAGCAGAATGTTCCTATATTGAAGCACGAGAACAGTTTTCTCGTAAGGTATTAGAATCAAATGATTACTACAACGGTCACATACAGGTGCGTGTACACGGATCACATATTAAAAAATTACAAGAATAACATATGATTGTTATAGCATCAATGCCATTGATTGAAACCAACCGAGCTCTGGCAGCACCAGCAGTGTTAAAATCTGCTTTGGCTCAACATGGCATGACCAGTGTTGCGCTTGATCTCAATGCAGAAATTTATGTGAAGTTTCAAAACAGTGGTCATAAAAAACAATTACTAGATTTTTTTTACAATCAAGTTATTCATGATGAAGTAGTGGCAGAAATTAATTCGATGATTGAACACTGCACAAAAAAAATTATTAAACATAATCCAACGCTGATAGGACTGAGTTTATTTGCCAAAGACTGCCAAGTTTTTACTGCATGGTTATGTGCGTCATTGAAACAGATCAGGCCTGAATGTGTAATAGTGATAGGCGGGCCTGGTATTTTTCAGTTTGATTATGCAGAAAAAATCAAAGAACTTGGTTTGATAAACGATTATATCTCAGGCGACGGTGAAGAATCTTTGATTGAATATGTGCGTGGAAATACAACCTATCCTGGTATAAATTCTTGGCAATGGAAACCAGTGACAAATCTCAATACGCTGCCTTATCCTGATTATTCCGACTATGATTTTTATTGGTATGCTGAACCATCAATTCCCATAGTTGACAGTCGAGGATGTGTGAGAGCATGTGAATTTTGTGACGTAATTGAAATGTGGAATAAGTTCCAATACAAAGATGCAGACAGTATATTTGCTGAGATGCTGCATCAAATACAAAAACACAATATAAATTATTTTGATTTTAGAAGCAGCATCTCAAATGGCAATCTAAGAGAATTTAGAAAACTATTGACAATGATTGCTGACTATAATCAGTCAAAATTTACGAGTGAGCAAATTGGCTGGGAAGGATCATTTATTGTACGTCCCAAAAATAATCATCCAGAATCCATGTGGGAAATCTTGCAGAAAACCAATGCCACACTGTTTCTTGGTATTGAGAGTGTGATACCCCGAATAAGAAATCAAATTGGAAAAAATTTTGCCAATGAAGACATTGACTGGCACTTGGCCATGGGTCAAAAGTACAATATTAAAATTGTACTGTTGTTGATATCTGGGTACCCTACTGAGTCTCTAGCAGACTACGAAGCGACCAAACAGTGGTTTAGAGATAGAAAACAATTTGCCAATAACAGTGTGATAAAAGTCAATGTCAGTCAGGCAGGCATTATATATAATACAGCGTTGTACAAAAACGCTGATAAATATAACATCATAAACTTTCATACAGGAACAAATTGGGTCAACAAAGAGTTAAACATTGCAGTTGATCAAAGAACTCAGTACCACAATGAATTAAAAAATATCATTTCTAAAGAATGCAACTTTTTAATTTAAAACTAGTTCTTGAATTTGGTCACTGTAATGGTACCATGAACGTGATAATACAAGATCGGCATGGTATCTTGGATGAAATTATTCAACCGCAAGCACAACAAATACAATTAGATTACAATATAAAATTACCAAATCAAATTTCAATTATACTATCAAACAAAAATTACAATACTGATACAAAATTAGACAACACAAATAACATAGTCCAAAACAAATACGTAAAACTTTTAGAACTTTGGCTAGGCAATATAAAAATCAATCACAATACCATTTTACAATTATGTGCATACAAAAATGATTGCAATGGCAATCATGAATTCACTGATTTTTGGGATCGCAACGGCATAGTGACCTTGGAGCTATTTGATAAAAATTTCATTGAACTTCTTTTGCATTATAAAAATACCATAAATTTTTGATCTAAGATTTTTTGACTCTGTGGCAGGTGCAATGGCCTGCCCCCATTGAGGAACGGTGAGATACCCGGTCCAGACTTGGGCGTCACAGGCAATTGCTAACTACAGGCAACAAATGGTTCGGGCTCTGATAAAAAGATACAACCCGTGCTCATAGGACTTGGATTTATTGTTGGGTCACTAGGGTTCCGTTGATATGTGAAGCTTGAGTAGGGGGTACCGGTCAACCGCCTCCGCTGTAACCGTGGTATTACAAATCTCATTACAATAAATGACTGCTGTCACTCAGATGATGCTTTCTTTTCACCGTGCATACGGTGAATTGTGACCACGTAATCTAGATGATACTAAAACAAGTCAAGTAAAAAAGATGTCTGAGCGCAAGCGAAAGACATAGAACTTCGCTAAGAAGTTCTCTTAAAGCAGTTATAAATTGGTATCAGGCCAATCTCTAAACAATGCATGTTGTATGTTGCCGCTGACAAATTGATTGAATGATTTGTGTTTCTCTTCGAGTTCACCTTTGAGTGGTGCTACTCGTCGGAATGCATTGTCCATTTGACCCATATCAGTGAATTCCATAATAATCATCCATTCTGGCATATCAGCAATGCTACGGAATCCCATTTTACATCTTGTGATTCTATAACTTTCCATTCGGCCTTCTGAGATCAAATGATCAAAAAAACTTTTCATTCCGTTTACCCAGTCTATGTCTGAGATGTCGCCTTCTTTGTCTGCCCAAATTGTATATAAATCTGCCATTTTTTACTCCAGTGGTCCTAGTATTTCAAATCCGTCTATTTCAGATTTGTACAAATGTGCTTGCTCAAGATAAAGATATTTAAACCCTCTTTCTTTGTAGATAGCACATTCTGTTTTCATTGTTTCTATACCTAATCTTGTTTTAGGATTATGATATGTCCAGGCAAATTGATCACACAAGGCATTGTGTTGATCAAATCGCCGAATTAAACTCCAGGCCACAAGTCGATCATTGTCGTAATACCCAATTATGTCTGCCATGGGATCAAGATACCTGCTGTGAAACATAGGCATAACACTGGAAAAATGTTTGTAGATAGAATATGTTCTATAGATATCATCCAGTTTTTTCAATGTAATTTCGCTGCGGTCAGTGATATATCCCCAGGTCACGCTGGGCATGTATGCAGTTTTATCTAGATCTATTCTGGCAAATTGATATGTCATGACCTTGGATCTTTTCTGTGTGTGAACAATGGCCGAAGATACGACTCTGGCCAAGAATGATAAAATCCTTTGTTGGCCAACTGTTTGGCTTTGTCGTTAAGGTCACTTAACTTTTGTACCAGAGCCATGGCATAAGTTCCTTGATTCATTGATACTCCGTTGACTATTTCTGGATCGCTGGGATGATCCTCCAAGGCCAACATGTCCTTGCGCAACAAACATTCTTCATTGGCCTGTGAGATACTGGCACTAAACAATTCATAAGTCCATTCTGCAGGATCATACGCATACACAATGACTTCGTACTGGCCCATGCCCCACTGACTGCGATTTTTTAAATCATAGTAAGGATCCATGCCTGTAAAAATTGCCACTGTGTTTTTTAATCTAGCACTGCGAGCATAAGGGCAAGGCGGCCAGCCTCCTAGTGCTGGATGTGGAACTTCTATAAAGTGTTCACTCCAGGCTAAAATATCTCGACGTACTTGTTCTTGATCTAACATATTAAAAAAATGGAAGCCCTGATTTTTTAGTGGTTTCCATGTTGTCTTTGATTATTTGCCCAATCATTTCTTTTTCGCTGATGCTGAGTTGCAGAGCCTGCTCGTAACTGATACCACCTCGCATGTACCAAGCCATTTGCAACGCCTCCCTTTTGATATTTTTTATATCTTTGTCCATCTGATCCACAATCTTGCCAATTGTGTCAGCATCTGAGACTAGGAGGCGGGTACGAAAAAAGTTGACATGTCCAGGGCCACACTCTGCTCGTATTCATTGGTACACTCATCACATACTATTTTCATGGGTTGCATTTCGGCCTGTGCTTTGAGTTTTATGATGTGATCTCTAATCTGTGTGAACAAATTCCTGTCACAGTTCTTCAGGAATTCTTCTATGTATTCTGGCTCACTGACCATGGCAGTGGGCGTTTTGATTGTGGCCACACTTTGTGCCAAGGCCGACACTGTGATATCCGTGATCTTTTTCATGGCCGCAGTCAGTGCAGTCATTTTGTCATTGTTGTTCATTTCAGTGTTGGGCAGGATCTGCAACAGTTTTTGATTTTCAAACTGCATTTGATTGTTGTCGTTGAGATTTCTATAATTCATGGGTCTGAAGTAGATCTCGACGTCACCGGCTCTAATGCTTTCACCATAATTGGGTGCAGAAATTCTGTCTAGCACAGTTCTTAGATCAACTGATCTGTCACTGGTTGCGGCACATTTTGGACATTTGGTATCAAATTCCATGTCGTGACCATAGCTGGCAATGCGTATGGCAATTAAAATAGCATCCACATCCATGGCAGGCACTGCCCAGCCATTTAAGATATTGGGCAAGCAACTTTCAATCACATTCACAGTGGCTTGACCGTTGAACAAGGCATCGGGTGTGCGGTAAGTTATTTCGTCGATGGCAGTCATGGGCAACACAGGTAATTCTCCTGTGTCAGTCATGGTCAGTGTGCCAGGCGGATAAAACTGTCCGTTGCTGGGCAATCGGATGTAGATTGCAGGTTGTCTAAAATACTGTTGAAGCGGGTTGTTTGATGGCATGGTCGTCCTCGGTAAATATAATTATGACTGATCGCTACACCCAAGAAGAAATCCAAGAAATCTCTGACAACTATGCCAACGCATTAAAATCTGGCATTGAGCCCACGGCTGACATGACCCGTGAAATGAAAGATGCCGCAGTTGGTATCAAAGGCTATACTGCAGCAGTCGAATCGGCTAAAAAACAATTTGTTTCAAGCTTGGGCAAAACTGCAAGTGAGCTAGGCTCTGCCATGTACAAAGGCACCAAAGGCGCTGGAGTCCTAGGTGATGCAGCCGAAAGTGCAGGAATGGCGATAGAAGCCATGATCTTGGCCATACCCGGAATTGGTTTGGCCGCCAAGGCGGCTGCAGTGGCCATTGGCTTGTTTGCCAAAAGCGTCAACATGGCCGCCAAACAAGGCGATGCACTGTACAAAAGCTATCAAGAACTTGGCAAAAGCGGTATGGGAGCTGCTGGCGGCATCACTGATGTGTTCAACAGCATGCAAAAGTTGGGTTATGGTATCAACGAACTTGATTCAGCAGTCAAACTCTTGACCAGTAATTCCACAGATTTAGCTACATTCAGCGGTACTGCGGCTTCAGGTGCCCAGGCATTTGCAGATTCAATGAAAGGCATAACGCACGGACCTTTCCTTGAAGAAATGATGAATTTGGGCAAAACAGTTGATGATCTAAATTCAGCCGGTGCATCATATGTCAAACAACAAGTGCTCATGGGCCGTAGTCAACGAGATATCACAGGCACGCAAACTGAACGCACACAGGCATACATTAAATCTTTGGATACACTACAAAGACTGACCGGAAAAAGTGCTGAAACATTGGAAAAAGAACAAGAAGCAGCGTTGGATGACGATGCTTATAACATTTACATGGAGCGATTGGAACAAAGTGGCAAGGCAGGACAAGAACAAGCGCAAAAAATAAAAGAATCATTGGCAATGTTAGATCCAAGCATACAAAAATTAGCCAGAGCGGGTATTGGTGGTAATGTCGGAGCTCAAGGCGAGCTGATGAACATGATGCCAAACTTTATTAAAGATTTGCGAGATCAAAATATGTCTCGCGATCAGACTCTTGCCAATGCCAACAAAGATCTTATAACATTCAAAGACAGATTTGGCGACAACTATATGCAGGCCGCTGATTCAATGGAAGGCTTTGGCGTACATGTAACAGCTATAAACAAAACCATTGGGCAAACTGGCAATCTCAAAGAGCGCGAAGCATACGCTGCCAAAGAAAAAGAAATGCACGATGGTGCTACAAAAACTCTTACTGAGACACAAATTGCTCAGATGAACAGTCGTGACAGTTTGCAAAGTCTAGTGCAACTGGGTGTGGCACCAGCTACCACGGCACTAGGAGCATTGGCAGATGTTGTGGCAGATTTGACCAGTTTGTTACCAGGTGGAAAAAGTCGACCTGGCAAAGGACTCAGTGCACCAGCACCTGAGTTGGGTGCACACGGCACAGGCACACGCGGCGGAAGACTAGCAGCCACTGGAGCCGGAGCAGCCGCAGGTGCAGCAGTAGGAGCAACAGTGGGATCTGTTGTACCAATTGCTGGTACTGCCATTGGTGGTGCACTAGGTGGTATTGCAGGTGGTATTGCAGGATATTTGGGTTATTCTAATTTTGGTGGTATAGCTGACAAACCAGAAAATTATTTAAAATTTACCGGCGAAAGCGGGTCAGTGGCTAATTTTGAGCAACTGGATCCCAATGTTCAACGGCAAATCATGGCTGCTGGCAAGGCCTACTCAGAAATGACAGGAGGCCAAAAACTCATAATCAACAGTGCCAAGCGTACCACAGAAAAACAAACTCAACTTTATAATGATTGGCTGGCCAACGGCAAACGTGGTAATCCAGTGGCACCGCCAGGACACAGTGCGCACGAGACAGGGCTAGCAGTGGATATCGAACAAGGCAAAGGCGATAACAACGCAATCTCTGCGCTGAATCAAGCTGGCCTGTATCAAACAGTACCCAACGATCCTGTGCACTTTCAGCCCAAAGGAGCGCCACCAGAAGCAGCCATGGAATATGGTGGTATTGTTCGAGCTAGACCAGGTGGAACCAATATTCTAGCAGGCGAAGCCGGGGATGACGAAGCATTTGTGCCCTTGCGTGGTGGCAAGATTCCTGTGGACATTAAAAATTCTAGTTTTATTAAAGAATTCACACGTGATATTCTTGGCAATATAGGAATGGATCAACCGCAAAGATCTGGTATAACAGCCAGAGAAGGAGTGGAAAATCTCAGATTACTGCTGCCAGAATTTAGTCAAGCTATCTCTGGTGGTATTGGTGATATCAAAATCACACAACCAACGTTGGATCGTACAGTGATGCCTAAAATGGATGCTATGGCCAATCAAATTGACAGTGCCGTGGTCAACATGAAATCAGTCATAGACAATTTTGTCAAAATAAAAATGCCTAATCCTGGTGATTTTGCTGGCAGTTCAGTGCTGCCTAATTTCAACAAAGCACTGCCCGAAACAGACACTGCAACCATGTTGTCTGACAGAACTGATAAACTCACACAACAATTGGCCAAATTGGATAAATTGCCGGTAGCTGCCGGCGGCTCTGACAACTCACAGCAACTGGCGCTGATGAGTCAACAGCTAAACAAACTGGATGAACTGGTCAGAGTCATGAACAGTCAGCTAAATGTGTCAGGAAAGATATTGGCTTACCAACACTGATCTGCGGTAAATACTGCAAGGAAAACTCACATGTCTTGGAGAAAAT